GACTTTATTTCTTGCGCTAATTTTTTTGCCGCTTCTGCCGCTTCTTTTTCTCGTTTTGCGGTAATTTCAGACATTCGCATCCGAAACTTATAGTCGTTCTCCATCGCCTTTAATGGGTCAACTTCCATTCTTCTACCGCGACGGCCACCCTCTCCTTTGCCTAATTGAGAAGGGTCAACAGGTTGCGCTATTAGCCCTAATTCTCTGCCTAGTTTTACAGTCTCCCTCGTAGCATCTGCGGCAAATTCAACAACTTTAGTGAAGCCGTTTATCAGCGTAGTTGTGAAAGCATTAGCAGCAGACACAAGTGCAGGATCTTTTAGAGCCTGATTAAATCGATCAAGAGATTTTCTGCCTTCTTCTGTTTTTTTAGCGGCTTCGGTTATCTTCCCAAACGCACTCACAAGTATCGTTCCGCTTAAAAGGCCAAAAGCGAGATTGACCGCCTTGGCCGTAACCTTGGCGGTTCTTTCTAGGCTTTTCATTCCGCGAACAGCCGAGTTAATCGCAACCTGTGTACGATCAACTGCTGTCAGGATTACTTGTGCTTGCGCCATGATTTCTCCTGATCTTCTGCCTCTAACTTACAAGCGGCTAGAAGATGGTAGAAGTCGCTCTCTGTCATCTCAAAAACTTGCTCGGGGAGGATGTGCAGCCGTAGCGCGAGAGCGTAAATCGCTCGGAGATGCCCATCCTCTATTAGTTTTTTTCTGCGTCCTCAAGGCTAGGAACTGGGGAGTTCATAGCAGAAACGATCTCGGCTATCACCTCGGGATCGTATTCGTTCATCAACTCCATGCGTTCGGCTTTGCTAAAGAGTCTTTTGCCCTCCTTATCCCTAGCGCGAACGATCAGTGTGATCGCCATCGCCTCTAGGTCTAGGACGGTCTCATCTCCTTTTTGCTTTGCCAGCATAAAGATTTCACGACGCTCCGCGAGCGTCATGTCCGGCCAGAAATACACTGTGGTGTTCCAAGCCGAGACAGGTATCGCAACTAGCGTTTCGGGCTTGCGCCGTTCAGCGAATTGCGATTTCGCCTGTTCTTTCCAGTTCATAAGTCCTCGCTATATCAAGAGGTGGCAGCAGTCAAAGTGCCGTTGCCGATAAAGTTAAAGGTCACTTCCGTGATCGCGCCGCGCTGCACGTTGCGGGTGATCTCCGTAATCAAAGCGTTGCCGCTGTAGCGTGTATCGCCAGAGTCTACGCCCTCGGGAGCGAGAACAAGAGAAACGTTTGCGCCCGGAGCAAGTGCAACCTGTCCGGTCGTGTCGGTCTCATCCCAGAACGCCGTGACAGAGCCGTTCCATGATTTGATCGCCGTAACGTTATAGGTTTTCGTGGTGTCAGCAAGGGTCGTATCCTCGGCGTACTCGGCAGTTTCGGTAAACGAGAAGCCCGTTACCTCTGCAACCGTATTCGCACCAACTCGCACAACACCCTCAGAGCCGTGATGATTTGCCATTTGTTATCTCCTCAACTAATGATAGTTCCTGCGTCTGTCTCCGCAGTCCGGTATGACACGCGGAACTGCAACCGTGCCGACCCGATAGGCGCATCGCCGCTCGAATCTAGCGTTATCTGCGTGTCGTTTAACACGCAATCCTTTACCACGCCACCAAGGGTGTTATCCGCTCCAATGGCGTTCTCGACGGCTTCGCATAGGCGATCCAGTCGATCATCTAAATAGTCAGCGTCTCGCGCTACGCACTCAACAACTAGGGTCATCTCGCGTTCGAACTTGCGCGGATAGGTGAGCGTCGTCTGCACTATTGACTCGGTGTTGGTATAGACCAACGCAATCGAGATCGTTTTAGCAGGGATCGGATAGACACGAGATTTAGAAACCGAATCGGCTACCGATGCAGTTTGTAGAATAGAAACGACGGCGTCTCTGACTTGCTCTCTAGCGTGTGCCATTAGTTACTCACCTCTAGCAAGATGTAGCCGCTGTCTTCGAGCAGCATATTGTAGCCGTCCTGCAATAGCAGATTGTTAACCGTCGCTAGTTCGTAGCCCGTGGCAAACTCGAGTTGCAGCGTTGTCATGCCTGTGCCGTCTGCGCGAAAGTTTCGCACTGTGTAGGTATCGTCATCAAACAGCATCAGATCGCCAATGGCCGGTTTACACGGCAGCGTTTTAGTCGGCAACGTAAAGACAGGAGTGCTGCTAGAGAACTCAACTTCAGCCACGTTCACGCCCTGATGCGGACTGTCAAAGATGCCGATGACCGAGGCGCGATTGTTTTTGTTTTTGTAGATCGCCTTGATGCCGAACTGCGTACTTCCAAGGCGCGTCAGATTCTTGATCGCGTTATCCATTAGGGCGCATCCAGATCGGTGTCAAACTCAAGCATCAGAGTCGTTACACCTGTGCCGTCTGCGCGAAAATCTGTAACGATGTACTGTTGGCACTCGACGATGACCTTATCGCCAACGACTGGCTCGATAGGCAGTGCGCTAGTCGGCAGCATGATCATGGGCTGACTGCTTGCATACTCTGCTTCGGCTACGCTCACGCCTTGATAGGCATCGTCAAAAATGCCCTTAAGGTTATAGCGAGTGCCTTTGTTCTTGTATGCAAAGACGATAGCCGCATCGCTAAAAAGCGTTCCTAAATCCCACCCCGAGGCTATAACCCCTTGCGAGACCATCGAGAGCCGATCGAAGTCAGTCTCAAATGCCATAGGTCACGCTCCACATTTCGCTCGTAGATGTTGAGCCAATACGCTTAACCTTTCCGGTAAACGTCTGCCGGAACAGTAGATCCCACTCCGAGTACGGTCTAGCAGAGGGATGAAGGTTTACACCATCCCAGAAGGTAGGATAGTCAGCAGCCGCTACGATTAGCGTTCCCTTGCAGACTCGCTCTAGTTCCTTCAAGCCGAGGACAATGTCAGGCTCAAGGATGTGCTCGATAACGTCGATGCAGGTCACTACATCGAACGTTCTATCGGCAAAGGGCAAATCGGTAATAATCGCCTCATCTACCGCGAATCCGCAGAGTTCGGGAACAGCCTCCGTTCCTCTAACGGGCTTAAAGCCCATATCAGCGGCGGCTTGCATCAACTCACCCCTGCCGCAGGACACATCAAGAAATGAGCCTGTAAGCCCTCTTAATGCGTTACGCACGGGGTCTAGGCGGTCTTTGTGCATCCTGTAGTCAGGATAGCGACCGTAGACGCCTCGGTATTTCTCAATCTCCTTTTCGCGGTCGTCCACGTTTCGGCGGCTCCGGTTGAAAGAAAGAAGGGCGGCTATATTCCGTCGCCATACCGCGACCGATCAGCCACTTTCCAAAGGTCGGGTCTACATCGACCACGCGACCACGTTCGAGCGTTTGCCCGTTGTAAAGACGGGAGCGAATCATCTCGACTTTCATAAGCCTTTGAACACCTGTGTAAGACAACCAGAAGCGACTCTAACCTTGTCGGGCTCTTTCATGTAGTCCCGAACCTTAACCCACGCTTGGATGTTAGAGATTCCATCCTCGATGCGAAGGTCACCTAATTTGCTGTGCCAGTACCGGCGATTGGTCATGTAGTTATCACAGCCGCAGATATAGATTTCCTCAAAGCCGAGGTATTCAGCAATCCATACCGCTGTGCCGCCAGAGAATCCAAAGTCAGGGCAGATGCCTGACCAGATATCACACGCATCTTTATGGTGCGAGATAACCGGCGCATGACCGTTAAGGATTGGGAAAAGTTCCCGATCCTGATAAACGATGTAATCCAGAGAGAGCAGGAGGGTGTGCTGGTTGACTCCAATCAGCACACCCTCCCGCAACAGCAGAGGCCGCACTGCCTTTAGATCATCGATCAAAGACGGACCGCCACCGAGGACAGCACAACGCTGCCCCCGATGACGATCTGCATATGCGGCTAGATCAATCACTAGATCAGGTCGTGACGATCTCGTTGCACTCGGCAAACGACTCTGGGTGACGGACGGCAAAGTCGCAGTCGTGGAACGCCACGATGCGAACCGTACCGGCGTTGCTGCCCGTGTACGGATCGGCCATCAGGTCGATGCCTGACCACTGACCGATCAGCAAGTCGCTCCACACGCCGAACAACATAGCCGAGAGGTTCGAGCCCGAACCCTTCGACAAGTTGGCCGGAACCTGCTGCGACACCACAATCGGGTAGCCGTAGAGGTTGTTCATGTCAGGGCCGAGGATAAAGTTGCCTTCCACGCCCGAAGTCTGCTTCGAGGTCGAGGACAACTTGGCCTTGACCTGACCGTTCGTCAGGAACGCAGCCGAACCCGTCAGAGCGTTGTCGATCTCTACTTCCTTCACGAGACCAACGACCATCGCCCAAGTCGGAGCAGCGCCGTTCGTGCCGAGCGTGACAGAGCCGATGCCCGAGGTGTTCAACACGCCAGTCGGCTTGTTAGAACCCGAAC